ATCAAAACGAGAAACTTCTTGATCAAAGAACGGAAGAAGCTCGATCCGATTTCTTGGGCGATTGAGTATGAAAACCAGATGATTGCGGAAAATGCAAAATCTTTCTTCAATTATGAACAGCTTAATCGTAACCGTAGATTGAAGAGAGCTTTCTATCCAAGAAGAAATGACGAAGCGCTTTTGAAGCAGAAGAACAAGTATGATATTCCAAAGCAAGAAGGAGAAATTAGAGTTATTGCATGTGATATTGCCTTTGTAGAAGGTCAACAAAACGATAACTCTGTATACTCTTGTATTCGAGGTATTCCAGAATCTTTAACATATACAACCGAAAATGCTGAAATTGAAGTAAAACAAGGTTATAAACGGCAATACCCTTATATTGAATCAAATCAATTGGGAGATACAATGAAACAAGCTATTCGTATTCGGCAGTTGTATGAAGATTTTCATGCCGATTATATTGTACTTGACTGCCGCAACGGGGGAACGCAGGTTTTGTATGCTCTTGGTAAAACACTTTATGATGAGGAGCGTGGAATAGAATATTCCCCGTTAAAATGTATGAACAATGAGACTTACGCAAGTGTTGTTAAAAATCCAAACGCGCCAGAAGTTATATTTGCTATCAATGCGACATCACAGTTGAATAGTGATATTGCTTATGGGTTTAGACGTTCTTTAATGGAACATAGAACAGAAATTTTAGTGAACTATAACATTGCCAAAGATGAAATTCTGAGTGAAAACGAAGATTATCAAAATGAAATTGATGTTGATATGCAGTTTGAGTTTGAAAGACCATTTTTGGAGACACAAGCAATGATAAATGAATGTGCAGAATTATTGTATGAAAAGAATCCTGCAACTGGTGTGGTTAAAATTTACGAGCAAGGTTCTAACCGTAAAGACAGATACACTTCATGTAGTTATGGCTCATATTTCTTTGACCAATTGGAATTAGATTTAGATACAAATGATTCCAATTATGATTTTGCATGTTTAATAAATTGATAGAAAGGGGACGCAAATGCCTAATGAAGTAAAAAAGCGAGGCAGACCTCCTAAAAAACAAATAGAGCAAATTGCTGAAACAAATACAGCTATCTATGACACAGAATATGAATTTAACAGTTTTGTGTCAAATGGTGGATTGATAGATGCAGTTTTCTCTTGCGGTATTTTTAATTATTTTAGTAAAAACCAAATTGATAATATTTTGCGTGACCCTATTACATACCATGAAGAAGCGATTAAATTATCAAATTTTGTATATGGTAAAAATGGTATTGTAGCCAATTCCATTGATTATATGGTATCACTTCCATGCTTGGACAAAATTATTATCAATAAAAACCAGCATAAAAGTCAGGAGTCAACCGAAAAAATTAAGACAAATAAGGAGTTAATGCAAGCAACGCTTAACACTATTGGTGACAAAACTTTTATACGAAACGCTTTGTTTACAGAAGCATTAGATGGTATTGCATTCTTTTATCTTGAGACAAGAAAAAAAGCACCTGATAACAAAAATTTTTTAACAGATTATGATATAGAACGCATTACAGAAATCAATGCTTTAGATGATACAAGTGTTAATGTAGCCATTATTTCTCTACCTTGGCAATATACAAGGATTGTTGGGAAGAAAAATGGCAGATATGTACTTGCGTTTAATCTGAGATATTTTGATGATTGGACAGGCGATTCTTTAGATAGGAAACTTAGGAAATATCCTCAAGAAATTGTTGATGCATATAATAAACGGCATAAAGATGTTGCCTCGTATGGTGATTGGTGCATCCTGAATAGTGACAGAACAA